AGCCTGAAGAGTATTAACAAAGTGATGGGGCAGTTCAAGAAGAAGAACATGCTACCTATTATGTCCACAATTAAATTGACAGGTGTGGAAGATAGTATTCCTACTGGTGCTAAGTTTGGTAAGATCGAAGCAACGGAAGGTGATGCTGTTGAGTTAATCTCTGCAGACAACGAGACACTCAAAGACTTCTTGGAACTGATTGAGTATAGCAACGGTAAGATCTTAGACTTACATCATGAACGTGCCAAAGGTCACGCTGATGAAGATCAAGAACTTGTCGAAAGCATACTCAACAATGACTTTGTAGAGGTGGATGAGTAATGAATCACCCTGCTGAACTACAAGTCTTTAGCTATTTGCAAAAGGCTATGAACGGTGAAGCTACAATGACAGAGGAGGTAGCCAATCAGGTTGCCTCCGATGTTAAAGCTGCGTTGGACAAACAGTTTAACTCTGGTCCTCGTGATGAGTTTAAACTACGTATGTCTAACATAGGCAAGCCTAAGTGCCAGTTGTGGTTCGAGAAGAATGACCCTGAAGATAAGATACCTTTACCTCCACACTTCTTGATGAACATGATACTAGGTGATCTAGTTGAAGCTGTGTTCAAAGGGTTGCTACGTGCGTCAGGTGCTGAGTTTAAAGACAATGATACTGTCACACTCAAGCTACCTGATGGACAGGAGATACAAGGTGAGTACGACATGGAAATGGATGGCAAGATAGATGATGTAAAGTCTGCATCACCTTGGTCATACAATAACAAGTTTGATTCATTCGAGTCTTTACAGAAGGGTGATGGCTTTGGTTACATACCACAATTAGTGGGCTACTCTAAGGCCGCAGGAAAAGAAGTTGGCGGTTGGTGGGTGGTCAACAAAGGCAACGGTGAGTTTAAGTATGTCAGTGCTTCGGAGGTTGACTCTGAGAAGGTATTACAGGACATCCAAGAAACGGTAAATTACATAGAGAAAGATGAGCCATTCGAAAGATGCTTTGAGTCTGTACCTGAGACATATTTTAAGAAGCAGTCAGGTAACTTAATACTTAACAATGCATGTAAGTTTTGTAGCTTCAAGCACAAGTGTTGGGATACACTACAGACGCTACCTTCGAGGGTATCTAAAGCTAAGAACCCACCTGAAGTAGACTACGTATTCATAGGTGATGGGCTTGCCACGTAGACATAACAAAAGGTTATATCGTAGCGGTCTTGAACAAGAGGCTGCTGCGTTTCTAAAGACTAGGCAGAAGACTGTTGAGTATGAGAAGATAAAGATAGAGTGGGAAGACTTACGCTATCGTACATACACACCTGACTTTGAACTAGACAACGGAATAATAATAGAGACTAAAGGAATATTCAGCGCTGCTGACAGACGCAAACACATAGAGATACAGAGACAGCATCCAAAGCTAGACATCAGGTTTGTATTCAGTAATGCTAAAGCTAGATTATATAAGGGAGCCAAATCCAGGTATTGTGATTGGTGCGAACAGAAGAACTTTAAGTGGGCGCATCGTGTCATACCTGAAGGATGGCTATTAGAAAAAGGCAAGCGGATGAAAGATCAGCGTGTCATAGTTAAAAGGAGAACCTGATGGGTTACGAAATAAAAGATGGAGACATAGCCATAGTTATAAGTCCTGATCTAGATGAAGACAATAAATGGACAGGCATATTAAAGACAGGCTTAGTCTTTGGTGAGTCACAGCATCCTCTAGCTATGCGTAATGCTATGGACTATGCGCTTACTCTGGCAGCAGCATCTGAGGTACTAGAAGATTACCCTGAACTTTTAGATTACTTTGAAGATGCTAGGCATAGAATATTAAAAGATATGTTTCCCACACAGTATGCTGAATCAGAGCTTGCAGTCGAAAAAGAAATGGAGTACACCAAAGACGGTAACGTAATTAAACTAACCAAGTGGACAAAGACAATGGGTGAAGCATGAGCAAAGAAGAAGAAGAGTTTAGCATAGAAGATATCTTCAAGGACTTTCCAGATGACGATGATGAAATGTTTAAAGAAGACTTGGTAAACAAACCATTCCACTATAATGTAGGTGGCGTAGAATGTATTGATGCTATCATGGCTGCTACTAATCAGAACAAAGAGGGATATCTACAAGGCAACATAATTAAATACGTATGGAGGTATAACTACAAGGGCGGTCTACAAGATTTACAAAAGGCAGAATGGTATCTAAAAAAACTTATGGAGATATACAAAGAGAAGCACAAATGATACGTAAGTTTAGTGTCACGTATGTGATGGAGGTAGATGAGGACAATAACTTCTTATCTGCTCATGAAGAAGGACATGAAGAAGATGTGCATGACTTAGTAAGTAATGTTATGCATGACATAGACGATGTAAGAATATATAATCTGGTTGTGAAGGAGAGACAATGATAACACAAGAGGACATAGACCACTTTTCAGATATGCAATCACCTATTATGGATATGGGATACTATCAACAGGAGGCAGTAAAGACTGCTATCTATGCTGATCATATTATCTATCCTGCTTTGGGTTTGGGTAATGAAGCAGGTGAAGTACAAGGTAAGATCAAGAAGATGTTACGTGATGGTACGTTTGATAAAGATGCTATAGCTGCAGAGATTGGTGATGTTCTATGGTACATTGCTGCTCTGTGTCGTGACCTAGAGATAGACATGGCAGAGGTAGCAGTAAAGAACTTAGCCAAGCTAAAGAGTAGACAAGAACGAGGAACACTAAAGGGAAGTGGGGACAACAGATGAGTAACTTATTACCAACAGACTATCAAAGTTTTATACACCAGTCACGTTATGCAAAGTACATTGACGGTAAAGGCCGTGAGTCATGGGCTGAGACAGTAGGACGCTACGTAGATAATGTAGTACGTCCAGTGCTAGGCGATGATTCGTATGTCAATCAGATAGAGCAATGCATACTTGGACTAGAAGTAATGCCAAGCATGAGAGCCATGATGACTTCAGGTGCTGCACTAGCAAGGGATAACACAGCAGGATATAACTGTAGCTATCTACCAGTGGATGACCCTAAGTCTTTCGATGAGGCTATGTTTATTTTGTTGTGTGGTACAGGTGTAGGTTTCAGTGTTGAGCGTCAGTTTATACAGAAGCTACCTGAAGTACCTGATCAATTATTTGAGAGCGAAACTACTATCGTTGTTAAGGATAGCAAAGAAGGTTGGGCTAAAGCATATAGACAACTATTAGCTTTGTTATGGTCTGGTGAAATACCTCAGTGGGATATAGGTCTTGTACGTCCTGCAGGTGCTAGACTAAAAACCTTTGGAGGTAGAGCCAGTGGTCCTGCACCTCTTGTTGAGTTATTTAATTTTACTATTAAGACCTTCAAGAATGCACAAGGACGTAAGCTATCTTCTATGGAATGCCACGACTTAATGTGTTTCATAGGTCAGATAGTTGTAGTAGGTGGTGTCAGACGTAGTGCTATGATCTCTCTGTCTAACCTTAGTGATGATCGTATGCGTCACGCTAAGTCAGGGCAGTGGTGGGAAACAGCAGCGCACAGAGCTTTAGCTAATAACAGTGTATCCTATTCGGAGAAGCCTGACATTGAAACATTCATGCGTGAGTGGACTGCTCTAGTAGAGAGTAAGTCTGGTGAAAGAGGAATATTTAATCGTGAAGCATCTAAGAAACAAGCTGAGAAGTATGGCAGACGTGACCCGAACTATGAGTTTGGAACTAATCCTTGCAGCGAGATCATACTTAGACCGTATCAGTTCTGCAATCTTACAGAGGTTGTCGTTAGGGCAACGGATACATATGATGATCTCAAGCGTAAAGTTAAAGTGGCAACGATCCTTGGCACTATTCAATCTTCCTACACCAGATTTCCATACCTACGTAAAGTCTGGCAAAGAAACACAGAAGAAGAAAGACTCTTAGGTGTATCACTAACAGGTATCATGGACAACCCATTGATGACTGCAGTTAATTCTAACTTGGAGAAGACACTTGATAACTTACGGAATGTCGCAGTGGCTACTAATCATGAATATGCTGACCTGCTTGGTATACCTCAGTCTGCTGCTATTACCTGCGTCAAACCTTCGGGTACTGTCTCGCAGTTGGTGGACAGTGCCAGTGGTATACATGCTCGT